TCAAGGACGATTAACTGCTGCTGGTACAGCTGCCATATCTTCAAATATGTCAATTGCTGGTGATAGTGGTACAGACACAATTACAGTTGGTACAGATACTTTCACAATTGCTGGTGGTACTGGATTAACATCAACTGCTACAACAGATACAATTACTTTAAATATTGATAGTACTGTTGCGACATTAACAGGTTCTCAAACATTAACTAATAAAACTATTAGTTTAACAAACAATACAGTAAGTGGTACAACTGCTGAATTTAATAGTGCATTAAGTGATGGTTCATTTGCTACATTGGATGGTACTGAAACATTAACTAATAAAACTTTAACTTCTCCAGTTATTGCAACAATCAGTAATACAGGTACAGTAACATTACCTACATCAACTGATACATTAGTTGGTAGAGCTACTACTGATACATTAACAAATAAAACTTTAGGTGCAACTACTATTGCTGGTCACTTAACGCCAGATACAAATGAAACATACGATCTAGGTAGTTCATCATTTAAATTTAGAGATATATATTTAAGTGGTACTTCTATTAATTTAGGAGATGCTACTATTACTGCTTCAGGTAGTTCAATAGTATTACCATCAGGTACAACAGTTTCGGGTGGTAGTGGTGCAACTGTTGATTTAAATTCTACTCAAACACTAACTAATAAAACTTTAACTTCTCCAGTTATTGCAACAATCAGTAATACAGGTACTTTAACATTACCTACATCAACAGATACATTAGTTGGAAGAGATACTACTGATGAGTTTACAGGCAAAACTATTGATAGTGCTTATAATACATTAACATTAGATTTAGGAGAAGGTACTTTAACTGGTACAACTGCTGAATTTAATACTGCATTGCAAGACGCAAACTTTGTAGTACAAGATGGTTCTGGTAACGTAACAGTTTCTGGTAACTTAACTGTAAACGGAACAACAACAACTGTTGCTTCAGCTAACACAACAATTGCTGACAACTTGTTAGAGTTAAATTCTGGTGCAGCTTCAAACGCAAACGATACTGGTATCTTAATCGAAAGAGGAAGTACTGGTGACAATGCGATTATGGCTTGGGATGAAAGTGCTGATAAGTTTATATTTGGTACTACAACTGCTACAAATACATCAACAGGTGATTTAACAATTACAAGTGGTACAATTGTTGCTTCAACTTTTGAAGGTGCTTTATCAGGTAATGCTACAACAGCAACTACTTTAGAAACCGCTAGAACAATCGGTGGAGTATCATTTGATGGTAGTGCAAATATTGATTTACCAGGTGTTAATACAACAGGTAACCAAGATACAAGTGGTAACGCTGCTACAGCGACTGTTTTACAAACTGCTAGAACAATTGCTGGTCAATCATTTAATGGTAGTGCAAACATCTCAATCGCTTCAACTGATTTATCAGATACGGCTAGTATTGCGTTATTAACTGCTACTCAAACGTTGACAAACAAAACGATTGCTGCTGGTTCAAACACAATCTCTGGTTTGACTTCATCAAACTTGAATAGTGCTGTTCAGTTACAGATTTTAGACTCTGCTGGATCTGTAGTTAAATCGTTATTCGGTTCTGCAACGTAAAAATTATTAATCTACATCATAAAACGTTATTTTGTGATTACTATAGGTACGTGTAATTGCTAGATGGAAAATCATATAAATAGTAATAAAGGATTAATATGGCCAACCCAGCAAGTAGAGAAGAATTAAAACAGTACGCTTTAAGAACATTAGGTAAGCCTGTTATTGAAATTAATGCGGATGACGATCAATTAGAAGATAGATTAGATGAAGCGTTACAATACTTTGCTCAATATCATTATGATGGTGTTGAAAGAACATATCTAAAATATCAAGTTACTCAAGCAGACGTAGATAGAATTAAATCTCCTGATGGAGATACGTCTTCAAGTATAACTAAAAATTCTGTAACTACTGCATGGACTGAACAAAATAATTTCATAGTAGTACCAGAAGCTGTATTAGCAGTTACAAGAATATTTCCTCTATCAAATAGAGGTAATCAAAATATGTTTGATATACGATATCAAATGAGATTAAATGATCTATATGATTTTTCATCTACTTCAATTATTCATTACGAAATGGTAATGAAACATTTAGATTTTTTAGATCATATATTAGTTGGTGAAAAACCTATCAGATTTAATCAATATAACAATAAGTTGTTTATAGACATGGATTGGAAGACTGATATATCAGTTGGTGAGTATCTTGTAATTGAATGTTTTAGAAAACTAGACCCTACAGTTATGACAGATGTTTATAATGACATATACTTAAAAAGATACGTCACAGCCTTATTTAAAAGACAATGGGGTGCAAACCTTTCAAAATTTAATGGTGTGACTATGATTGGTGGAGTTACATTAAATGGTCAACAGATATTCCAAGAAGCACAAGAAGATATACGAAAGTTAGAAGAAGAAATAAGAGGCACATACGAAACGCCTGTAACGTATATGATAGGATAATGCCATGCCAGTTAATCATTACTTTCAAGGCGGTAACGGTATCGGAAACGATGCTGAAAAAAGATTACACGAAGATTTAATCATAGAAGGCCTAAGAATTTATGGCCACGATTGTTACTACTTACCAAGAACATTAGTTAACCACGATTTAGTTTTAGGAGAGGATACTCTTTCTAAATTTGATCAATCATATATGTTAGAAATGTATGTTGAAACAACTGAGGGTTTTGCAGGTGAACAAGAATTGGTATCTAAATTTGGTTTAGAAATAAGAGAAGACACAACGTTTGTAATTTCAAAAAGACGTTGGCAAAATCAAGTTGACAGTTTAGCAACACTTATAAAAACAGGAAGACCTAACGAAGGTGATGTTATTTTTGTTCCTTTAATGAACAGTTTTTTTGAAATACAGTTTGTTGAAGACCAAGAGCCTTTCTTTCAATTAGGTAATCTGCCAGTTTATAAATTAAAAACAACTAGATTTGAATATAGTTCAGAAAAATTTGATAGTGGTATGCCAGAAATTGATCAAGCTGATGATAAGTTGTCAATAGATACATTACAACATCAACTAATTTTAGAAGATGGTGGTGGGTTATTACTTGAGTCAAGTGACTCAATTTTAGGTAATTATAACTATGCAATATTAGAAAATGATGATTTTAATTTAGCCACTCAAACAAGAGATTATGCTGACAATGATACATATGATTCACAGGATGATGATATATTAGATTTTACGGAACGTAATCCATTTGGTGAGGTAGACGAATAATGTTTGGAAGACAATTTTACCACGAGTCATTAAGAAAAGTAGTTGTAGCGTTTGGTACAATTTTTAATAACATTGTTATTCATAGAACAAATAGTGATGGAGATGTTATTCAAAAGGTAAAAGTACCGTTAGCATATTCACCAAAAGAAAAGTTTTTAGTAAGATTAGAGCAACAGCCTAATTTAGATCAAAGAGAAATGGCTATAACTTTACCACGTATGGGTTTTGAAATATCAGGCATAGGTTATGACTCATCTCGTAAATTACAAAGAATTGGTAAATTTAAAAATGTTAATACTTCAGACGCAAGTAAAATGTATTATCAATACAATCCTGTACCTTACAATATATCATTCAATTTATATTCATTTACTGCTACAGCAGAGGATGGATTACAAATAATAGAACAGTTGTTGCCTTATTTTCAACCAGATTATACAGTTACAATTAATGCAATTCCTGAAATGGGTATTAAACGAGATGTGCCTATAACTTTAAATAGTGTTAATTATGAGGACACATATGACGGTGCATTTACAACAAGAAGAGCTGTAAACTATACTTTAAGTTTTACTGCTAAAACATATTTGTATGGTCCTGTTTATTCTAAAAGTGTTATTAAAGAAACACAAACTGATTTATATACAGACACATCAGGAGGTCCTAAAAGAGAAGAAAGAATTGTTGTTGTACCAGATCCCACATCAGCTGACGCAAATGATGACTTTGGGTTTACAACAACTATAAGTACCTATACGGATTCTAAAAACTATAATCCAACAAATGATGGTGATGAATAATTATGAGCATAGACGAAAAAATAAACGAAGCCCTTGGCATCTCTAACGATAAGCCTGCTACGAAGGCTGTAGTTAAAAAAGAATATACTCCACCTGTTCCAAGAATAGAAGATAAGAACAAAGAAGATATTGATAACGACTACAAATATAGTAGAGAAAATTACTATAATCTAATTGAAAGAGGGCAAGACGCAATACAAGGTATACTAGATATTGCAAATGAAAGTCAACATCCACGTGCCTATGAGGTTGCAGGTAACTTAATTAAACAGGTTGCTGATACTGTAGATAAATTACAAGACTTACAAGGTAAATTAAAAAATCTAAAAGATGTTCCTAATAAAACAAGTACAAATATCAAACAAGCACTATTTGTAGGTTCTTCAGCTGAATTACATAAAATGTTGAAAAATAAAAATAAAGATGTTCAGTCTGAGGAAGATCAAAATTTTAAAAAGGTAAATGATGAGTGAAGCGTACTTAGGTAATCCTAATCTTTACAAAGCAAATCTCAAACAAGAATATACTGAAGAACAAATAAGAGAGATTGCTAAATGTATGGAAGACCCTATACATTTTGTAAAGACATATACAAAAATTGTAAATATTGATGAAGGATTAGTTCCTTTTAATATGTATGATTTTCAGGAAAAAATGGTTAAGACGTTCCACGATAATCGTTTTTCTATCTGTAAACTACCTAGACAGTCAGGTAAATCAACAACTATCATTGCGTATCTATTACATCAAGTTATATTTAACGACAATATAAATGTGGCCATACTTGCCAATAAGAGTTCTACTGCTAGAGATTTATTAGGTAGACTTCAACTTGCATATGAAAATTTACCTAAATGGTTACAACAAGGTGTTTTAAATTGGAACAAAGGTTCACTTGAATTAGAAAATGGTTCAAAGATACTTGCAGCTGCAACATCAAGTTCTGCTATTCGAGGTGGTTCATTTAACATCATATTCCTTGATGAGTTTGCTTTCATTCCCAATAATATATCTGAACAGTTTTTTAGTTCAGTTTATCCTACAATTTCTTCTGGTAAAAAATCTAAAGTTATGATTGTATCTACACCACATGGAATGAATATGTTTTATAAACTATGGAATGACGCAATACATGGAAGAAATGATTATAAACCTATTGAAGTACATTGGTCAGAGGTGCCAGGTAGAGATGATAAGTGGAAAGAAGAAACAATAAGAAATACTAGTGAGGCACAATTTGCTACCGAGTTTGAGTGTGAATTTGTAGGATCAGTTGATACACTAATTAATCCATCTAAATTAAGAATGTTATCACACACTACACCATTAGTTTCAAACGCAGGTTTAGATATGTATGAAAGAGCAGAAAAAGGTAAAGACTATGTTATGACTGTTGACGTGGCTCGTGGCACAGTAAGAGATTATTCTGCCTTTACGGTATTTGATGTTTCAAAAATGCCATATAAAATGGTTGCAAAATTTAGAGATAATGAAATTAAACCTATATTATTTCCACACACAATAGAAAAAGTTGCAAAAGAATATAACAATGCTCATGTTTGTGTTGAAGTAAATGATTTAGGTCATCAAATAGCAGACGCTTTACAGTTTGAATTAGAATATACAAATCTATTAATGTGTATGATGAAAGGTAGAGCAGGACAGGTATTGGGTGGAGGCTTCAGTAAACGAGGAACACAACTAGGTGTTCGTATGACAAAACAAGTAAAACGTATAGGTTGTTCAAATTTAAAATCTTTACTTGAAGGTGACAAGATGCTTATACCTGATTTTCATACTATACAAGAATTGTCAACATTTGTAAGACGAGGTAGTGGTTGGCAAGCTGAAGAAGGTTCTAATGATGATTTAGTTATGTGTTGTGTCATATTTGCATGGATAACAAATCAAAGATATTTTAAAGAAATGACAGACCAAGATGTACGTGCTAGAATGTATGAAGAACAACAAAACGCAATAGAACAAGATATGGCACCATTTGGGTTTATGGATGATGGTTTAGATGATGATAGTTTTCAGGATGACTCAGGAGAACGATGGACTCCAGTGACCGTGCGAAAAGGCGAAATATTATAAATATAAACGAGATTAATGATACCTATTAGCTAATAAGAGGAGAACAACATATATGGCATTTCAAGTTTCACCAGGTGTTGTCGTACAAGAAAAAGACTTAACAAACGTAATACCAGCAGTAGCTACAACGATCGGTGCTATTGCAGGACAATTCTCACA